AATGCGCCTCTGAGTAACTGTATCGAGAGTTTTGGATCGCCGCTTTCCAATCTTTACAACACCAAAAGGTGTTTTAAAGATTTTACCGTGTGCTCCCTCGTTGACTTCATCGCCATCCATTGTGGTGAACTACGATACGCCAACAGCCACTTCAATTTTTTACACTCATTAAATGGTAAAGAGCAAACCACCGAAGCCATCGACAACACGAAGAACATTGTGATTTAATCCATACACACGAGCCGTGCAATTGCCACGAGGAGGCGTTGTTGTCTGATTCATTGTTAACATAAGAACAAGATTATCAATGCGGCTCGCATTCAAAGAACCACTCGGCTGTAATTCTTCAGGTTTCAACGCGAAACTGTATGTATAAATAAAATCATCGCTGGGAATTACAGTGTGGTGTTGATATGCTTGAACGAGGCGGAAATATCCAGCGTCCCTTTCTTGAAAGCGATCCATGCCATCCAATTGAAGTATTGCGGCTGCTAGCATATCTGTACGTCTACCTGTTTCACTAATCGAAAGACTACTGTAATTAAACCATTCATGATAGCTATCCATTATATCACGTTTAATGACCCAGATAAGTTCCCGAAGGGGGTGATTAAATTCCAAACGCAGAGGAACGCTTGTTACACTGGCGGGGACACCAAGAGCAGGAGTGTACTGTACCTGTTCAATAAGGTACTCATGGGCTGTGCTTACAAAACGGCGACGCTCCTCAACATCTAAATGTACATAATCACCATATAACATCATTGAAGTAATCTTCGCAGGATTTACGGTTGTCGTATCACAGTTAGTGACAAGTTCACCGCTATAGAAAAGTTGTTGTAGCGGTCTGAGAGTAATATTAATGCGCACAGGGTGATACTGAAGTGCCAAGAGAGGTAAATACAAACCAGGATTCTTATTGAACCAGAACTGGAGCGGAATGTATAGTTTTAGAGGACCGGGCAGTGAGCCTGTAGGGGGGACATAGCCATCCACTTTTCCAATCATGTCATAGAATCCAGATTTCTTTTCTGAAGTGGTCGTCAGGTCTGACCATATTTCCATCCACTCACCCGTTTGTTTATCAATCTCTTGCTCGCCGATTTCAATACTAATTTCCTGAATAAGAGCATGCCCAATAGAATTTACATAGTTTGTTGCGCTCCCATTAGAAGATAGATAGATAGCAGGTAACGTCACTTCAAGGAACACTGGACCAAGTAAGTCTCCGCGTCGAGGAACTAAACATGAAAGGCGTTTACCGAAATCGGGATCGCCGTCAAAGTACATGGCTTGACTTTCTACAGCAAAATTAGTGTAGCGCCGATAGACCATTTTGAACCAGGTGATTTGAGGATTTCCACTGAGAAATACATCTTGCTTTCCCATTGCGATGAGTTGTAATAAACCGCCACCACCTACCATACTAAAAAGAAGACAGATATATGTTTGCGCTTAACACGCACAAAAAGAAGAGTCTATAGAAGAAGATGGATTCCTATATATTAAACAATGGATCGTATGATACAAATCTTTTAATTTTAAGAAGTTTGTTCGCAGTCAATCCTGCTACAAATCTCCCAATTTCAACGGGGTACATTATCGCTACGGATGGTGCGGGTGGTATTAACTGGGTCGATCCGATTCTGTTTGGTGGGATCACTTTACCAAATCTTCTAAGTACTGTGGGTGGTCTTGGATCAATACAGTATGTATCTACATCCTTTCTGAATGTGGCGCTTACAAGCACATCACAGGGGCTAGGGACAATAAATTTTGTATCGACTTCCTATTTAAATACAGCGCTCTTCAGCACATCACAAGGGCTTGGCACTCTTCAATATGTTTCAACATCATACTTGAATGCGGCACTCATAAGTACTATCGAAAATCTAGCAGTTGCAGGATATGTGTCATCTACAACCCTTGCGCTTACAACAAGTACCGCGAACGCTGCTTTAACATCAACGCAGTTTATTCTGGATCGTTCACGATATGTAAGTACTGGTGCGCTTCAAAGTACCGTTGCTGGTTTACTAATCAATCCTGAATATGTTGTTGACAATGCTAAATTGGATACCGCCTTAGTAAGTACAACATTAGGTCTTGGAGTTTTTGGCTATATTTCGACGTCAGTATTTCGTTCATCCTTAACTAGCACGGTTCAAGGATTGGCCACTGCTGGCTATGTATCAACAGCCACACTTCGCTCTTCATTAGTAAGTACTGTACAAGGTCTAGGATCAGCAGGATATGTATCCACTGGATATCTCGTTTCCTATGTTGGAACATCTTTAGCAAATGCCGCTACAAACTACAATTATGTATCAAGTGCTACTGTAGGTTTTTTTCTTCAAAGCACAATCGACGGTTTGAATACAGCTGGATATATTTCAACATCATATCTTACAAATTATGTAACAAACGCACTGGCAAATGTGGGTACATCGGGTGATTATGTGTCAACACCAACACTGAATGTTGTTTTAACAAGTACAACCATAGGACTTGGATCGTTGCTGTATGTATCATCAAGTGCGCTTCAAAGTACCACTGCTTACCTACTAGACTCATCGCGCTATGTAAGTACTGGAGCCCTCACGAGTACTGTTACAGGTATTTTTGGAAATCTTGTATCCCCAATCTCAGTTGAGTATTTGAATACAGCACTCGTGTCTACAGTGGCTGATCTGGGTACGCGCAAAGAAAATGGTTTTGTTTCAACTCTTTCTCTTACATCAACTGTTCGAGGTCTGGCTTCAGGTGGTGATAGGGGTTATATTTCAAGTCTATCTCTTCAGAGCACGGTACAACAACTTGCGGCTATGATTGCTGGCGGTACAAATATAACATTTGATGCTGCAAATAATGTTACTGTTGTTGGAGGGAATATAAATATTGCGTCTATGGGTGGTAATATAATATACTTAAGTACATTTTTACAGTCATCCGTTACATATAGAGGAACGAATGGACACACATTTCCTTATACCTTTGATGATACAAATATGATATTTTCAACGTGTGTTGTACCGTTTAACGCAATGTCTAGCTTCACAAATGAAAAAAGTCGCGTTTACCTTGATATTTTTCCAACCTTTGTATTTGCCCAGAACGGAGTAAGTCCCAATTCATCCAAGACTCTTATTTTGCCGATTAGCACATTTATACAATATGGTTCTCTCACAGCAAATGTACAAAGTTCAAATCTATTACCTTATGTGAATACATCCTATTTAGTGGCAAATACAGTTACAACTGGATTTTCTAATTATTTCCAGCAACAGATAAAACTTCAGATCCCTGGATCTCTGATTTCAGGAAACTGGACTAGTAACTATATATTATATCATTATATGCCTAATTCAATTAGTTTTGGAACAAGTCCTGGTCTAAGAAATAGTACAATGACAATCCAGTACAGTTCCACCAATTCGGTTTTCATTTCGGTTCAAAATCTACCATAAATGAATCTCACAGACTAGAAGAGAATGGCGTCAAGCCGCAGAACATATGACACAGATTTCATTACTTTACGTACAGTTTACGCAAAGAATGCAGATAATTCAGTCATACCAGCACTTCGCGCACTCACAGCCAATGGCTTAGGCGGCACAACTTGGTTACAGCCGTCATCATTCGGTACAAATCCATCTTTCAATCAAATTATTACGACAGGAGGCACATATACGGCTGACTTGTCATTTAATACCTTTCGGCTCTTTGCGGGAGATGGTGTGGGCATGGCAAATGGAGCTCCAGGTTCAAATCAGACGTATATTTATTCAAAAGCGTTTAATCAAATTGACGTGAGTGGTGGTGATACGCTCAAGGCGTTTTCCAATGATATTCTTACATCATATGTGAAGTTTGCAGCAGGACAGAATTCCTATGTTCAGCTTCGCACGGATTCAGATACCAACACGTTTTTCATTGACGGTCCAATGACGCAAACGATTAGTACAGGATACTATGGTTTTAATAAATTTGTGATTATACCGACGGTCAGTACGATTCAGACAGATCTTTCCGCATATCCGAGAAAAACACTTTTTGCTGATTCACAATCTACACAGATCACATTTGCTGGGGTAGGTGACCTACTCTTAAGTACAAATTATTCAACGAACCAGGTCTTTTTCTCAGTGAGTACTTTTACTGCGGCGGGCTACCTAGCGCTAAGCGGCGAAGCCTTTACAGTCTACAATCGGCTTCTAAGCACAATTTCCTCTGGGTTTGTAACGGTTCCACAATTTTCAACAGGCGCCATAAGTTTATCGACAAACTCGTTCTCAAATGCCTCAACTGTAAATTCATCAATTCTTGGTGTTTCCTCTTATTTTGCCACAAGATTTGACATTTTAACAGGTCTAATTAACGCCCGCGCCACAATTGTACAATTGAATGAAGTCACAGGTAATTTTCAAGTTTCACTGTCTTCCTTTTCAACAAACTACGTATCCTATGTTGATTATATAAGTTCAGCAACTGGTATCTTAAATCAAGTATCTACAACTCTTTTTTTAAGTGATATTTCAACTGTTTACTTATATGGAGGACTAGTAAGTCAATTTAGTGCTGGAACAATTCTTTATGATCAGAGTGACATCAGTACATTAAGTACAGCTACAAATACACGCATTATTAGTACCGCAAGTAACTTGGCTCTACAAAATCAGGGAAATCTAGTCTCAACGTTTAGTACGATTTTAGGACTAGGAACGCTGGGCTATGTCTCCAGTACACAGCTTTTTTCAACGGTGGCAGGTCTCGGTACTCTTGGTTACATATCGTCGCAGCAGCTTTTCTCTACAGTAGAAGGTCTAGGTAGTATAGGATATGTATCGACTACCCAGCTACAATCTACAGTACGGGGTCTGGGTACACTTGGCTACATATCAACATCTTATACAGATGTCCTCCTACAATCAACAACTGCTGGGATAAATAATCATTTAGGGTCACTTGGTTACATATCATCAGCCTCGCTTACATCAACACTTCAATCAACGACACAGGGTCTTACGAATAATCTAGGATCTCTTGGTTATGTATCAACTGCTTCCTTTCAATCGACAACGATTGGATTATATAATACCATGGGACAAGTCTACGTAAGTACATCTGGTCTTAACACTATTTTACAATCATCTATTCAAGGTCTGGGTACACTAGGATATATTTCGACAGCAACACTCGATTTAGCTGTTACATCTAGTTTTGAGGCTGTTTTTAGAACAAACTTGGTATCCACTCCAACATTACAGTCAACTATCAATAATCTTGGTACAACGGGCTATGTAAGTACAGCAACCTACGTAAGTTCATTTAATAATTATCTATTACAAGTGAAAAACTTTCGTTCAAGTATTACATATGTTGGAAATTCGGGTGCTCTTTCTGGAGCGCCCTTAGGATTACCAAATGATGATATATATTTTAGCTCAGCAACTATGTTCTTTGATGTATTTTCTTCATTTGTGAGAACTACTTCCAAAATATCATTTGATGCAAATGTCAATGTTTTTTTTCCTGGACCTGCTGTTGCTGTTAGCCCTCCTTATATACCTATTTCAACATTTCTTCAATATAAAACATTAATTGTTCCAACTACAACCTACACAGATTTCCATTATATCTCTGGGTCTTCTAATGTATATAGTAAGATGATAACAATGCAAATAGATCCGTCGTTTTTAACTGCTAATTATACAAGCCCATATACACTTGCTCATAGAATCACTTCAAATATAGGCAATATAGTTAGTGCAAAAGATGTATTTAGTTTGAACTGTTCAATTTATATGGCATCCACAAATTCGCTATT